GAAGTAGAGTTAACTACAACTGTTCCTCCATAAGAAGGATGTGAACCAACTCTTGTATTAGCCATCAGTTACCTCCTATGTTAAGTGCTGAAAGACAACACCAACTTTTACAGCGCCTGTAGCACTACTTAAATCAGCATCAATAACATCAAACCTAACATGGATTTCTCTTGATGAAGTACCACTGTCTAGTAATCCTGAAACAAGTTTGCCTTCTGTAGCTTCACTAGTAGCTGTACCAGCTCCAGCAAAAGCATTAGCAATTTGTCCATGACAGTTTTCAATGATATAAATAGGCACACCTGCTTGTAAACTTACAGCAGCACCTCCATCATCTAATATCTCACATAGAGCCATTATTTGAGCACCGCCTGCAGCTGTACCTATACTCATGTCCATTCCATCACCACTTGCACCTGAAGTAGAGATGATTGTTTTCGCAACTACAAATAAGTCTTTGATTACAGTATTTGCAGGTTGAGTAATAGCATCTACATCTGTAGAACCATGAGCAACAGGAATGTTAGTCCAATCTGATTCTGCACTTGAAAGTCTTACAACATTTCCGTCAGTAAATAAACCTGAGTCTTTAGCATTATCAAGAATATTATCTGCTTTATTTTGTCCGTATAAAGGATTAGCCATTTTCTACCTCCTTATGTCCAGATAGCATGAGATTCAGCCATTGACCATTCCATGCCAGCTTCAGTTAAGATTTGATCTACTCTACGATCGACCCCAGAGTTCTCTAAAGTTTGAACCCCCACGTAGACTGAAGTATCACGATTGATGCCATTACCAACTAAAGGCCTGTAAGCACAGTTCTTCATGTTGATACCTAACATTTTAACATTTGTACCATCAAGATGCACATTTCGTGCAACCTGCATATCACCATATACAGTTGAGATAGTAGTTACATCAACCCCAAGGATCTTCTTCCTGCCAACATTTGACATATCAGCACGACCTAATGGAGCATTTGCACCAGTTAATGCTGGAAATGAGGTAGGTGTAGTATTACCTGCACCTGGTTGTACCAGACCAACATTATTAGCAAAATATCCACTTAGCTTATGCAGCCAATTATAGACTGCTGTACTACAGAAGAATACTGTTGCTTGACTGTTGTTATACCTAGGATCCATCAGATTTGACAGATCATCAAGAAAACTATCTTGACTCTTAGTTGTAGGATCTAGACTAAATGTATTACCATAACTGGTAATATAGTCCACTGCACCCTGAGTGTAATTGATTCCATTAGTAGAATCTTCATACTGAGAACCAAAAAGCAGGGATGTTTCAATATCCCATTTATGCTCAATTAACTTCTCTTTCCAAACTCTAGCCCACTCATTTGGTTCAAACTTCAGTACTGTAGCTCTGGCCGTATTGGTCATTGCCATTGAAGTCTTCCAAATTTGTGTTACTCCATACTGAGAAGCATAGGGTTGATCATGCCAAGTCTCTGGAAAACCAGATCCTTCTTGATGTGCTGTACCTACTACATAACTTCTACACTTTTCAAGAGTACCAGCAATACTAACATCTGCTACAACTTCTTGATCAGCACTATCAGCAATATCGCCAGGTATAAAGTTATTGGCATCCCAGCCAGATAACTCTACAGCACCTGAACTTGCAGTAGCTCTTACCACTGTACCAGTAACTAATGTTGGATATTTACTATCCTTAGCAACTGATGCATATGATGTAGAATCAACAGCAGTAATACGAACTAGCATATAATCTGTACCCCAATTTGCTATCGTATATGTAGCACTGTTCATTGGAACTTTGACAATCTGACCTGGCAAGAAAAACTGAGGTGTAGTTCCACTGACACCTACGTCAACTTTATTATTTGTCTGCCCAAAGACATTCTGTATATTTCCTTGGCTTTTATAATCTCCAGCCATATATAATTTTACTGTATCACCAGCTACGCAGGGAGATCCACCATCATTAGATGCTGTTAATGTAGCATCTCCAAATGAATCTGCAGCTGCACTAGTGATAAATCCAATCACATAGGCATACCGTTTATGGAAGGAAGGTCTTTTCTCAGTAAATTTAAACTGAGGGTCGTCTGTCGCTTTTTTCGCCACCTTACTTACAAACCTAAAGAACGGATCTTGAGGGATTGCCAGCTCAGATACTCGGCTACCAAAGTTATACCTTCTACGTATATCTCCAGTAGCTAAACTATTACTAGCACCTGGGCCTATCCCTGCATCGTAATCCGCTACAGTCAGATTTGTATTCGGTGTTATGACCGATAAAAAATCAGACATATCGAACTCCTTATTATTTTAAGTTCGAATAAACTTTAAGCCGAAATGGCTTTATATTTTAAATCTATCCGAACAGGTTGTCTAAATCACCATCCAGACCTAAGATTCCATCAAATAACGCATTATCTGGATTCTTCTCTTCGGTCTGGCTGTTAGCTCCACTAGCGGATGTCGGTATGTTTCTTACGTTCTTCATCTGGGTAAGCATATCATTCTTTGTAGATTGGACAACATTTGCATTAGCTTGATCTCGATTTAAGAGATAGTCAATGTCTTCAAGTGTAAGAACATGATTCTGAGCTTTCTCTCTGAAAACTTGAAACTGCTCATCAGTCATACTTCTTTTTTCCTTGAACTCACTTTCCATCGCTTGTCGTGATGCTTCATGTTGCATTTTTGCAGCATTAGCTTTTTCAGACTTATATATCTGCCCTACTCTACGCTGAACGACTTTATCTACCTGAGCATTCAGAACTTTTGCTGAATCAGAATCTGGATCTGTCATTGCTTCATTAGCATCAAACATAAAATCCTCATCTAATCCCAACTGGTCCTGTACACTCTTGGGAGTATTACCTCCATTTACCAGATACTCACGAACATGTTCGACTAGTCCGCTATCGTTTTTCATTGCTTCAAGAACAGGTACAAAAGGTTCTACCTCTTTATACTTGTCTCGCAGCTTAACGGCTTCTCTGCTACTGTCTTGGTAGCGTTTTTTATAGGGATTACCGTCATTATCCCATCCCACATTATCGGAGCCAACAGTTTCTTGCTGGGTTACCTGCTCGGTGCCAACTTGCTGCTGGGTTGCCTCAGTGTTATCATCGGCTATTATACCATTTACATTCTCTTCTAAGGCTTCAAAGAAACCGTCAGAGGAGCTAAAAACTTCACTTTCAACTTCTTCTTCAGTCGGTGTAGCTTCTAGGTTACCTATTGTTTCTTCCATTATTGCCTCCTAAGCTTGATCTGATATTACTTATTTTTATTCTCATTTTGCAAACCTTTTTTTACAAATTGTGTTTCTCTCGATATATCTTTCTTTGCAGAATCCACCTGATTAACCAATACATTTTGCAAAAGTTTCTGTTTTGCTTCTGTTGAACGGTAAGAATCTTTCATGTCACCTTTAACTTCTTCCTTCTTCTTGGTGATCTCCATTTCGGCTTGCATTACCTTACCCTTTATACCAGCTTGTACTAATTGTCTTTCAAGAGTTTCAATAGTACCTTCTTTATCTTTAAGAGCTTCCTGCAACTGTCCTAACTGTCCCTGTAATTGAGCATATAAGCTCTTTCTCTTTGCTATCTGCTCCTTGTTCCTTACATCAGTTTCAGCAAGTACAGCAATATCATCTATAACTCCAAACTGCAGAAGTTCCTTCAGTTCAGCAAGATATGCCCATCTGTTTACTGGAAGTGTAGAACCAGCAACTATCCTTACATCAAACTTAGCAGCCGAATAGTCCATTGATTTCCCAATTGCTTCTCCCATATCATTATAGATGGGAATATTTATCTCCTGCTGACGCTGTTCCTGAATAGCTGATGGTTGTATGATCCTAAATCTTTTATTGGCTGAGTATACAGATTGTGATATCTGCATTACAACCTTTCCCAACTGTCTTAAAGCTGGCTCTATTGAATGTTTCATCCATTGTTTTATTCTTCTTGTACCATATTCATCCAATGCTAGCATACCCCTGAATGTTTCATGCTGTTGCTGTGTGTCTCCCTGCATTGACGAATATATCCCAGCTAAATATTCCATGTCTGCCTTTCCCTCTTGGACAATACCGAAGAATGCATTTGACAACGGAGCTGGCATAATCGGAGTTGGTCTTTCAGATCCTGCTCTTATTGGCAAGAGTGCTCCTGGTGAAGAAGAATACTGTTCCCACAATTCTGGATCAATAGATCCTTCCTCGTATAACCATCTCAATGACGAACCAAGAGATGCATTATGAACCATTATCTGATGAGACTTGTTGATCTCTTTCTGTTTTCCTATAAGAGGAGAGACTGCAGATACTGGATACGGAGTTCCAGTCCACTTATAGTGAAATGGAATTAAAGGATAATCGACTATATTCTCTGGGTATACAATCTCATGCAGTAATTTGTCTCCTGCACATATTGTCTGTCTGATCCTGGTTCCATAAAACTGCACACTATCAACAACAGACTTCTGAAAAGTTTCGTCCTTCAGCAATATATTGTATTCCTTTTCTGAAATAATCTTATTTTCAATCCTTGATGCTTCTGCCTGTAGTTGGCTCATATACTCCTGTTCAGCAGATTGCAACTGTTGACCCATCATCTCTTGAGCTTTCTGCATCTCAAGTTCATATCTCTCAGGAATCATTTTACCTTCCTGAACAGCTTGCTGCATCTGTTTCTGCTGTTCCAAAAGTTCAACTTCCATCTCAGCAGCCATCTCCTTCATTTTTACCTGAACTTGCTGCTGAATAGCTTGTAACTGCTTCTCATCAGGAGGAATCCTGTAAAAAACATTGGCATATGAGATCTTGATCTTTTCATAAAGTTCGAACAGTTCCAATGTAGGCTCCTGCTCTCCAGTAGAGTCTATTCCCACATCTTCTACAGTAGAATCATCTCTCAAGAATAGTTTCTGCTCACTGTCTGCAATAGCTCTCTCTGAATAAGAATGATCTCCATCCAATGATGAAGCCTTACCTATCTTTCTCTTGTATTGAGGGAAAAGCTTGATAACATGGCTTTTCGGAAGAACTTTTCTTATCAGTACAAAGGATGCATCCCTGAACATCATATCCCTGGACTTTGGATCTACATAAATATCAAAAGGCTCTGGCTGTTGAATGATAACCTCACCCATTCCATTGTCTCTGTCTGTATCAACAGTAACTAAGATATATCCTATAGACTTACATATTGCATCATTGATTGCATTTGAATAAAGTGCAGTACCGTCTGAAAGATGCCAGATATAGTCAGAAAGATCTGAAAATACTGCTGCTACATCAGAATCACTCCCCTCAATACCGATAGCCTGCCACCTGGGACTGTTGGCAGTAGCATAGAAATTCAGCATCTCCACTACAGGAAGTATTCTATTGATTGTAAATGTAGGCATGCCCTGATCTTGAAGAGAGGTCTTCTCACTATGAGACAACTGTTCATCATGAGCAAACTCATATCCTTTCTGGTTAACATACTGCCACTGACTACGTGTCCAGTTATTAGAAAGATTGTATAACTCTCTTATCTGATCTGCTTTTTTCTTCTTAGCCATTACTTCTTTCTCTTTTTGGAGACATTATACTTTCTTTTAGTATCTCCTGTTTTTAATTTACTTACATCCTTTACGGATAAATCCTTAGTTGTAATTATATCTGCCATTATGCTATTACCCAATCTCTTGCTTTAGGTT